CTTGAAAACTATCCCACCTTGCGCCAAGAGAATTTGAAAACTTGTCTGACACTTTACTTCGCAAAACCAATTCTTTTACAGGCTGAACCTCGCACTTTCATTGCTTCCACTCCTACATCCACCTCACGGGTGGTTCAGAGCTTCGCTCAAGTGTGGGGCCTCTAGTTGTCTTCTAGAGGGACCACCCGTAAAGTTTGTTGACGACGAACGAGTAGGAGAGAGCTTTCTTACAACCTCCTACACGTCGGCGCCCCTGTCAAAAAGGCGAACGAAAAGTCGTCCGCGGCAGCCTCAAACAGGCGATAGCTGCCGATGAAATATTTATTCCATCCAAATGGGATCGTGTTGCCCATGGTGTCGTAGGGCGCTGGACCAGTCCATCCGATCATATTTGGGCTCTCGTTGTCCTCATCCGAGAGTCCGCGATGGACGATGACCTTATTTCTGATGTTCAAAGGCCCTTGATCCGTTGGAATGCTTCCTTCCGCCACGAGAGAGAGTGGGAGTCTGCTGTAATAGGGACTCTCCCATTCGAGTACTCCCCTCAGGTCGGAATAAGCTTGATGTTGGAAATGGCCATTGCTGACGACAGGGACACCTCCCGCATAGGGATCATATCTGTCAACATCTCCGTTGGTTGTGGAGGCTGTTTGTCTTGAGACTACTAGTGGCACGCGGATGTCTTGTCTGTAGCATGCCGTCGACGTGATGTTCTCTCCTGGGAACCCTTGTTCTGATGTTGACCAGGTTCCTGTTTGCATTTTGTACCTCTTGCCTCCTCGATAAAAACGGTACAAATAGCTGATGTAATGCAGAGGATTGTTAGCTGGCATGGCCTCTGCGACCTCCAAATCCGTGTTCCAAACCACAAAACTGGCGGTGTCGGGTGCTGTAGTTGGTAGCGTCGCGTCTGATCTCACCCAACAGTTCTTTTCCACGGGTGTCGCCTGATAGATGTCTCTCGCACCCATGAATGCCGGATCCACTGTTACTCCAATCCAATGTCGCGACTCATAAAATTCCGGCATGGGTCCCATGATAGCCATAACGTCTGCGTCTGCGTCTCTGTAGGGAAATTGTCTGCCTCGAAACACCTCTCCGAATCTCTTGATGATCGTCCTCAAGTTGGTAACCTTGTCCCCAATGCAATTCTTCTCTGGAGAAATGAAATCCATGTTCGGAGATTGCCACATCTTCGTTCCTGCCACTTCGCCTTCGTTTCCTGTCGTCTCACTCTCGTTGAAAATTTGAGCCTCAAGCACCCACGGTTTACCCGCATCGTCGTCTTCCTTCCTGCTAACCTTGGCCACTTCCACAACTTCCTCCATGTCGTTGGGCACCAGATGATTAAACTGCGGGATTGCAAAAGCCAAATCTTCTGCTCCTCCATGCCACAAGGTCAGCTGCACCTGGTCACTCACCGCTGTACTGGCCGCCTTCAGAGGCGTGATGACCTCGAAAATGAGCGTTCCCGTCCGATTCGCGTTGTTCCAACCGTTGTCTCCCTCACCTTTGAAGTACATCTCACACCAAGGGACATTGCTCACATACGGCACCTCGAAGCTCAGCTCACTCGTCCTTGACAAATCCAAAATCCAGTTGTAACATGACTCGAGCTCATCGGTGTTTGGTGTCACCACTCCTGTCTTCGATGGAACAAAAGAAATCCTCAATCTTCCCGTATGAAAAGCCGTCTTTGCCACTGTAACTCTGTACCTAATGCCACCCCTCCAATACTGGAACATCGAAGCCAAGTAGTTTAGGGTGGTGGGAGCAATGTGGTCTGTCCCAATTTCCTGACAACATGATGGAGAGTTCTGCCAGGAAAAGATTTGACTGTGGGGCAAATCTGAAGTCGTCCATGGTATCAATTGCACAGGGGCTGTTCCTCGCACTGCGCACATCTTGTCCTTAATCGTCGTCAATGACATCTCGTCCTCTTCCAATCCAAAAATCGAAAATTCCGTTGCCAATCCTGTGTCCTGTTGTAAACCGACCACTGTTGAGTCATCCAATCCATCCGCGTGTGTGTATCCCTGCCCGGGCTCGTTCACCACGTGTGTTCTCGCACCTTTACTCGTCTCCTTGTTCAAGCCAAACATCGCAGCAACGCCTTGCACTGCTCGCGCAACCCATCCAACCGGAGCCGCAATTGCACTCAGCATGGGCACCGCTGATGCCACTTCTGCCACTGTGGCCACTCCTCCTGAAATCACTTCCAATGGTCCTGCCTGCTTCGCTTCGTCATCTCCCATCTGAGCCTCCAAAGTGTCCACCGTGTCCTTTGTGGGGAAAACCAAATCAACCTCTGAGAACCATGCGAACACAGTAAAAGGCACAGTGTCTGGGGTTGTTCCGGAATGCAGTTCCACAATTGGCGCGATCACGATCTTTCCAAACCTTCCTTCTCCATCAGTCAATCTAAAGTGAGACATGGGACACATGAAAGGCACTGTCAATTCCGCCGGTTGTCCCGTTGCCAGATCCATCTCCACTCCTGGGTATCCTGTCAGATTTTGAGTATACCCTGTATGTCCGCGCCCGCACTCATCATCATAGGGGCTGTAACACATCCAATAACGACCCTGTTGAAAAGGTGTCGCGTTGAAAACCAATCTAACATTCAGCTTTGCACGAAGAAAGGTGAAGTAGTTCAATTTGTCAACAAGATTGGGTGCTGTCGCGTACATCACGTCTGGGAACAAAAGTTCCGTCGGTGTAATAGACGTGTCTTGGAAAATTCCTTCATGCACCTGGATCGGCCTCCCCAGGATCGAAGCAAGGGAGTGGGCCAACGATTCTGATGGTAGTCCGACTAGACTTGCCGGTGTCGTGGCCATCACAGTCGCTGTCGAGTCTTGAAGTTCTTCCCTAAAGACTGTGATTTGTTGTTGTTCAATTAAGTTTTGTTGTCCATTCATAGCAACTCTAAGGTTATCGTAAACCAGACCAGTCGAGTTAAACTTGGTCCCAAAATCAGAGGACAGAATAGCCTGGATTTTAAGTGGCACACATTCTGCAATAGGATTTCTCCTCCACTCTTCCACACCAAATCGGGCTTTGCTGCTCTCAACCTTCCTCCATTTGTCGTGAGCCCCTGTTGTTGTAGGTCTTTCGTCATTCCATTCCATATTCATAATCATGTCCGTATTCTCGCCTTGTTCGTTGCTTCCGTCATATAGTCATTGTGCTTCCAACATCTCGGTCCTTGCAGTCGTCATTCCAGCTTGCTCAAGTAGACTGTTCTTCACCTCCCAAAAAGTCAGCATTGGATTCTCAATTCCTGCCAATTCGCACGCTCTCGTCATCTGCTGTTTCCTATCCTCATAGAGTTCTTTACCATGCAATGCCCATTCCATTTGAGCGCTCTCGATGTTGTCCATAGTTGCCTGTTCGTCCGAAGGTGACTTCCGAATCCATTTTGGGATCTCGTCTATTGTTTCCAATTCCAAGGGAGCCACCCAAGCATGTCCTTCTTTCTTAAATCGTCTCTTGAGGAAGGAAACCTCATCCAAAGTGCGTCTCAGTACAATGTTTCCCGTCTTCGCCTCGTCAGTGTAAGTCATTCCAATATCCGCAAATCCCTGTGTGATTGTCGCCTGGTTGAAAACTTCCAAAGCCTCATCACTGATGTTAATCACATTGTCGTCTCCATACGCAATCATGCTCACATGTTCATTGAACTTTTTCATGTTTCTCCACTTCTTAGGCACAATCATCATCCATACCAACCGCACCGCTATCGAATTGTAGATCGTGTTTACCATTGCGGTTGCAGGACATCCAGAAGGCTGAGAATGAGTCCAATGATACAGCGTTCCTTTGCACGAATGAATCGAAAACACAATTTCTCGCCACAATGTCTTCCTCTCTGTGTGGCCTTCTTCACCATACCACGCGTCAATCACATCAAATACGCTCCACAAGATCTGGGGATTCAGGCTCCCGTCAAAATTTGAAAAATCTCCCGCGACTACGACCTTGCCTTTCCTCTGAAGCTTCTTCGCAATCATACTCCAGTCTGGTGAATAGACATTCGATCCCACCGCACTCTCGTTCTCGATCCTGAAGTGCGCACACGCTGACAGGAAAGTCAAGAAGAACATCCGAAACAATACAGTAAAATTGGCTGGACCCGCCGCAAACACTCGTGTTTTCAACGCATCCACCTTGGCCACAGGTCTTCTTTCATCCTTCAATGTGTCCACAAAAACGCATGGAATCCGTTCTCCCTTCTTCAGCATCCTCTGTTGTTCTTCAAGCTCCTCTCGAAATTCATCATCCAGTGTGTAGTCTTCATCGATGAGCGCCCATTTGCTTTTGTCTTTCCTCAGATATTTGTAAGGATATCCGCTGCTAGTCGATCTCTTGATAGGGGGAGCAAACGCATCCAACTCAACTCCTCTGACGGCCTCATCTAAACTCACGGGAGCACGTCTTCCTTCCATCGAACCATACATCTTTATCACGTCACTGGTCGCCGCTTCCAGCATGTCTTGATCAATCAACGGTGTGTCTCCTCCTGCTTTAGTCAATCCTTTCATTAGAGGGTCCACGTACTCTCCTTCCGAATTCTTTCCTGCCTTCAACCGACACGGTTTTGTCTTTGGGGGGGGCAGAAATTCTTGCAACACGCTCGGTTTGATCGTAGTCTGCACCGAAGAATGATCGTCATAAGTCTTTCCAATTTTCGAAAAGTTCGAGCCTTTGATAAGAGAGCCTACCTGGGTTTCAAAAGTCACCGGATCGACACTCACTTGCGCGTCCTCATCCAAAACTGAATTTTCTAGCATTTCTTTCACAACGCGTGCACTCACTACGGCAGCATGTCCGTAAGGGCAATTCGGTGCTCCAGCCACGTGTAATCCAATGATCTTCTTCTTGAAATTAGCATTCACAGCCAGCAAGAGAGAACCACAGTCCCCTTTCTTCATTTCCATCCGATATCTCAGGTGTGACGCCAGATAGTACTTCGTTCCTGTCGACTTGTCTTCGTAGTTCAATTCATCCTCCAACTTCACTTGCGCGTATTTGACCATTTGTGCTCTCTCTCCGGGTACCACCATCGCTCCCAAAACTCCCATTGCTGGAAATTTGCTCAACTCCTGTGAATCACACACATGTGTGGACAGATCTGCATGGTCTCGGATGTGACGTGGAAATTGAATCACTGCCAGGTCGTACTCTTTGTGGCTCACCACTACCAAGTCCTCTGCCATCACCCTCAATCCTTTCGGGTTCATCGAATTCACCAGGATCAACTCTCCATACAAAGCTGGAACACAGTGAGCCATCGTCAATGCCGTCCTCCCTTTCAAAAACGTCACTCTGAACAGAATCTCGCCACCTTCTCTCTTAACTCCATAGGCATTGTTCAGCACCTTCTTAGCTAGTTCAAAGCTGTTCGAGTCCGTCTGGGCGTGCGCTTCCAAGGTGTTTCCTTCCACCATCACGTCATTCACGTCGCATGAGTTCGACTCAATCACTTTCTTCTTTGACGTTGTTTTGACATCTCCTGAGTTCCCAAGTTCCACATGTCTAGTCTTACGCTTTGTCACGTTATCTCCTGAGCCTCCAAGCTCCACGGTCTTTGCTTTCCTCTTGGTCTTCACGTCACCAGAACTGCTAATCTCTCCCTCATTGTCTTCCGCGTCATTGCCACGTCCTGAAGCCACATAGTACAGCATCATCCCAATAACAGGCAGCAACGCAAGCACCGCTACGTGATACGGGTTCATCTTTGACCACTCCAGTACTGCAGTTGACCATTCAGACACTTTATCTCGCAACTCCTCAAAATGGAGCCGTCTCATCATCATTTCTCTCCACGTCTCATTCTTGCTCTGTTCCACATAGAACCACGTGAGACACTTGTGCATGCCCATCGCGTCGGGAGTCACTCCTGCCATCTTCAGTTCCTTCACCATCTGCAGGGCCTCAGCTTGCATCACACTGTTATCCAACAGGTTCAATAGGGTGTTCTCATCACCTTCTGCCAAAGCATCTTCGATGATTTTCCAACCTTCATCTCCATACACAGACTCAATCAAGATTCCAAGAATGTCCATCTGGTCTTTCAACTTCTTCTCGAAACTCGCCTCCAATGTGTTGAGAATTTCCCTCTCGTCTCCGTTCAACATTTGTGTCTCCAATGCAGCCGCATAGTCATCAAAAGCTTTCAACCTTTCTGTGGAGCTCTCCAATTGCATCTTCTGCATCTCGCGTGCGTGATCTCTGAATTGTTCATATGTCCACGGAATGTGCTCCTTGCCAACCTTCTCATGCCTCGAAAAGTCAATGTGACCATCCAAATTTTTGATCCAGAACCTGTACGGAGCCGTGGAAGATTTTCCTGTCATGCTCCGCACTTTGGCTGAGTCCAGATACACATTCCCATCAACTCTCTTTCTAAATTCCGGAGCAATCGTCACCTCCGCATTGATGTGGAATCTCCTCCTCACAGCTCGCGCATCCACCAGACTTTCGACTCCTACTCTCTCCTGATTCGTTGTGTAGATCACAGTCTTCGATGTGAAAAATGTCTTTGCCTTCTCCAACAGAGACGCCATGTGCAAGGGCATACAGTTTGTATTCGCCATCTTGATCACCTCCATCAGTTCCGGGTTCGGCATCGCCAACGAGTCTTTTTGTTGGAATGCGTCATCACAAATTACAATTGGTTGCCCCGCATAGTTGTCCCAGAATTCTTGGGCTGGCTGACGATAGTAGATCTGAGATCTATGGTCGTACTGGCCATCTCTCTTCGGAATACCTCCCAGTGGGTCGTGCATCAAATCCAATGCCAAGAACATGGCCAGACTCGACTTCCCGGATCCTGTAGCTCCGTACAAATACACCATCAGGGGTTCAATCTTCGGTCCACCCTTATTTATTCCAGACGACAACACGGCTTCATACTTCTTCCGCAGATCAACCATGTAAAAAGAAATGACACTTGTGATCTTGGCTCGCAGCGAGTTGTCTTGAATAGTCAGTGCCTCCTTCATAAACGCGTTTCCTTGCCTCACGGCTCGTTCCACTTTCAGTCCTGATGCCACGTCCGAATTCAAAGAGTTCATGAAGTCTGCGTCACAAAAAGAATCACACTCGTCGATCCAACTTTCCATTCCTGAGATGAGTCGCTTCGCTTCTTCAGCTCCTTCTGGCACACCCGAAATCCAAGACGAAATCTTTGGTGTTATCTTCTCAATCAAGACTGTCACAAACTGCCACAAGTTAGTTGCCGCCCTCGCAGTGTTTCCAATGTTCACCAAAGTTTTGACTTGGTCGCATGCCAATGTCAATCCAAACACACTTGCACAGAGAAGTTGGCCAACAATTGCAGCAATTGCTCCATGCGACAACTGTCCAAAAGACTGAGCTTCCAACCCGTCTCCCATAGACAACCACGATGTAAACTGTGAGATCGATCCTTTCGGCAAACACTTCGCAAGCACACCTGTGCACCACGCCATCATTCCCATGTAGGAGTGCCTCAATTCAATCACCACAATCAATTGCGTCACAAAGTAGACCACTGTTGCCGCAATCGAGGCTGATGAAATGCTGTCGAGCATTGTGTTGATTCTCTGCAGCAAGCCATTCACCTCTCCTCCTAGAGATAGACGCACAGGAATGTTAATTTGTGCGTCCATATCGATGTGGTCCTTAATGTTATCATACAACTGAGCGAATCCATCGTCCAAGGGGTTCACAATCACTCGCTTTCCTTTGATCTGAAATGACACTCTTGTCCTCTCTGGCTGAGTCTTAATGAACGCCGGCCAAACTCCAAAGTCCAGTTGATTCAAAAGGGAATTCTTCTCCCACCACCTGGAGTTCTTCAACAGATTAAAGATTAAACGTCGCCTGTAGTTGTTTTCGCGGCAACGCAACCTGTATTCCTCCACGTTGATTTGAGCTTCCAATCTTCCTTTCTTGCACACCTTTTTGTGATTGCGCAATTTCTCCATGCTCTTGACACTCTGTCCACAAACGCAAATCCATGGTCCCGTCATTACACAGTTGTCGTGCTCTCTCGGCAGTCCGTACCAACCACACTCACAAAGAGCTTTGCACTTCTCCTGCTTAGCGTGGTTCCACGCACTCTGGAGACTCGAGACCCTCAATCCACACTCACAAAACTTGATATTCGTCAAAACTGTAATGTTCGCCATCGTGATGATTATTCTTCTTCTCGAAAAATAAACTGAATAGTGTGTTTCTCGTTTGGGAAAGCTCTCGGAAATTATTCTTAAGCTTTAGTTCATTTTTGGAAATTTGTTCAATAGGCTTTTACAGTAGCCTAGATACTGAGGACACCTACCTCTTAGTCCCATAGGGTGTGACCTGAGAATAATGTACGTCTTCGTAACTCTGACAAATTCAGGGCAGAGGCCGACTTTCGTCGCTTTCGCTAAAGGCTTACCTTGTTTCCCGTATCCAGCCACCACTTTCGTGCAGGCGGAAATCCAGACTGAATTTAGTCAACTTCGGTCCTTCCATTACTGTACTAAGACACGTTACTCCAGACTCCGACTTGATAGATAGGTCTAAGGTACATCACTCACCGGATTTTGAAAGAAGAAAATGAAAATTTATGATAGAAATAATATTTTTGTTGGACCAGATGTCCTTTTGAAGAAATTTTACATACATAATAAATTCGTTTCTTACAATAAAATGGGTTTAAAATTCGAAATTTCAAAGATCATAACTGAACTATATTGCATTATAAAAGCTAGACTCTAAGACCAGGTCGCCGTTCCTCATCACTAACACCGTTACAATGCTTCGCAATAAAGGAGAGACTAGTGGCCTGAGGCACTATGTCGATTTGCGCCACAAAGACTTCAAGACCAGGTCGCCGTTCAGGGTCACTAACGTCGTTACAACGCTTCGCAAACAAGAGAGACTAGTGGCCTAAGGCACTTTGGGTCTCAACGTTCCAATTCTGTACTTGTTGGCAAAAAGTCATTTATAAGCTCAAGGTTCACTAACGCCGTCACAGCGCTTCGCGCGTCAATCACTTTAAAATCATCCTAGGGTTGGGCCC